AGTATGTTGATTAGCATTACTGATCCGGCAGGTTGGAAGCCTGAAGCCAAGCACAACTTCAAAGAGCGACACAATTTTGAGTTCCTTGACATTGAAGCTAATGACTATTCAATGGAAGAAGATTGGAAAGTTAGTGATGCACAGGCAATTGAACTTGTTCGTTTGCTACAACATGCAAAGGACAATGACATGAATGTTATTGTACATTGCACTGCTGGAATTTGTCGTAGTGGAGCAGTGACCGAAGTTGGCGTTATGATGGGCTTTGAGGATACTCATGCAGTACGTCAGCCTAACTTAATGGTCAAGCACAAGATGATGAAGGTTCTTGGATGGACCTATGATGCTAATGAAAAGAGTGAGCCAAATGACTGGCGTAATGTGAAATTAGAGTGGGAAAGAAAAACTTAATATGGCAAAGTGTTATCAATTAATTGGAGTACCAGGCTCAGGTAAAAGCACTTGGATTAAGGACCAAGACTGGGCATTAGGACTAACAGTAGTTTCTACAGATGCGTTTGTAGAAGATTATGCTAGATTCCAAGGCAAGACTTATTCCGAAGTGTTTACGGATTACATGCCTGAAGCAATTGATCTAATGATTCAACAAGTTGTAAGAGCACGTGAACATGATCATACCCTAATTTGGGACCAAACAAGTACTACAGTTAAAAGTCGTGCTAAAAAGTTTCGCATGTTGCCCAACTATGAACATATCGCCGTGGTGTTTAAGACTCCTGGGCCTGACGAATTGTCTCGGCGTTTGGCAAGTCGTCCTGGTAAGAACATTCCCGACTATGTTGTGCGTAGCATGATTGACGGATTTGAAATGCCTACTCTAGCAGAAGGGTTTGTTGAAATCATATATGCATAATCATATGTAAATTAAAATAGGACCTTCGGGTTCTATTTTTTTGGATAAAATTTGTGTTTTTATAATATACATATAAATAGCAGTATCATGTTTCAATTTATCACAGACCTTTCACACACATTATTAAGTTTCATCAAAGACGATCCTGTTCGTCCTGAAATATCTACTGATTTTAGAGTTAGCGACGGCAGAGTTGTTGCTGCACTAACTGATGAAGAACATAATCCAGAAGCAATGGTATGTGTTAGCTTCCATGACTTTGTTCCTGAAGGTCTAGAAGATTTGAAGAAAACTGCTCAAGTGCCCACAACGGCCATTTTTTATACCATTTGGAGTTACAAAAGCGGCAAAGGTGCAGAATTGCTTATACAAGCTGTGAAGGGAATTAAAGCACAATATCCTAGCGTTACTAGATTTGTGACATTAAGCCCCAAGACTAACTTAGCCCGCAGGTTTCACTTAAAGAACGGTGCTATCGTTTTCAGAGAAAATATAGATACTACAAACTATGAGTATCTGACAGAAATCCCTAAAGAAATCCCAGAAAATACTGATTGACAATAAATGGTTTTGGGTGTATACTATGGGTATGCTGAAAGAACACTTAAAATCTCGTCATTTAGATTTAGAACTTCACAAGCCAGTGCTTGATGAAGTTGAAGGTGTTGCTACATTCTATCTGTGGAATCTTAGCGGACAGCTGGTGGGATACCAGCAATATCGTCCCTCAGGGGAGAAAAAACCACAGAATAATCCCAAGCAGGGCAAGTATTTCACATACCGAAATCAGCCTACACAGACTGTTTGGGGAGTAGAAAGTCTCTGTTTAAGCCCCTCAGTTGTGTTTGTGTGTGAGGGGGTGTTTGATGCGGCCCGACTCACTGAGCGTGGATTTAGTGCGTTGGCCGTGCTATCTAACAACCCAAATAGCGACCTACGCAACTGGCTAACCTGTCTGAATCGTCGGGTTGTCGCAGTTTGTGACAATGATGATGCAGGCCGCAAACTGTCCAAGTTTGGAAACTGTTGCGTTTTTACAACAGATAAAGACCTCGGGGATAGTGACCCGGAATTTGTCACATCCTTACTGGAAACTTACGGTTGACATTAAATGGATTTGGGTATATAATACACTTATGAACTTGAAAATCACCCGTAAGCGTAGAACTGATCGTAATCAAGTGTTATACTTTATCCAAGATACAGTAACATTTGAATCCTACATTGGTTTGACTGCTATGTGTTTTGCAGGAAATGTGCGTAAGACATTGACCCGTCGTATGCAAAAGCATATGCAACGGGCCTTGACTGAGCAGAAGAATTGGGGTTTGTCTTGTGCATTGCGTGAACGTGGTGCCGAGCGTTTTGTATTCGGTGTGATTGAAATTGTGCGTGGTAAGCGTCCTGCACATAGCCGCGAGACTGAATTGATTAACACATTGCGTCCAGCAATGAACACATTTGGAGTTAAGTAATGAACGAACAAAGAATTCGAGAACTTGCTAAACAGGCTGGATTCTATCCTGAGAATAACTGGGATCATACCAATTGGCATGCCGCTGGTCACAATCCGACGTTTGAAAAGTTCGCCGAGTTGATTGTGAGGGAATGTTGCGATCAGGTAAGAATGGTTGATGCTATGGAAATTAAAAAACATTTCGGAGTTGAAGAATGAAATTCAAATTTGAAATGAGCGATGCTTATGGTGACAACTACTTCATTATCATAGAAGCCAAAACTGAGAAAGAAGCCTGGCACATTGCCACGATGATTGATGACGATGCAGTGCCAGATAAGCTACTCGGAGTTGAATAATGCATAGAATTATTGGCAACACGCTAATGGTAATAGGAATTATTATGCTTATTATAGGATTACTGTTATGAATGAACGAATTAAAGAACTATTAGAACAGGCAATATCAGATGTTGATGGTATTCAAAACCCCGACACGCAACACATGTATATTCCGGACTGCTTTCGGGACAGGTTCGCCGAGTTGATTGTTCAGGAGTGTGCCCGTGTAGCAATAAAAAAGCAGACTGAAAATGACATGGATAATATTGTAAGCAAGAATCCTGCAAAAGATTTTGCTTATGCTTTGATTGAACATTTTGAAATTAAGTAAGGAGGATAATATGACATGGTTTTGGAACAAGGCAAAAGGACTCAATGCAGATATTGAGCGGCACCGTGCTAAAGAAAAAGAGTTAGAAGCAATGATTGCTGAACTTGAAGGTGAGACAGATCCAATGAGTGTTGCAACATTGCGAACATACCGTAGGTTCCTGTACCAACTGCACTTGAGCAAAGTAGAAGTAGTAACCAAGATTGGAAAGAAATGTAAATGATCACTTCACAGTACCAACGTTTAGAAGACGGACCAATAGATTCTATTGACGCTGCAATATTTTCAGGAGATATGTTTCACAATCGTGAAAACATTGCAGCCTTTCGTGCTATGATGGCACGATGGGAGCGTGGATTGAAAGAATGCGAAGAAATCATTGATGGAGATGTGTGAAATGGACTATAAATTTATTGGCTGGAACACTACAGATGGTGCAGACAAAGTTTGGGGTGCTATCTATATGGAAGATAGAACTATCATCCGTCCTAAAGTATTGATTTTTTGGGGCCGTCGTGGTAAAAAACTTCAAACCAAAATAGATCGAGAAGGTTGGGATTTAGATAATTTGATTAGAGCAAAAACACAAAAAGGTTATAACCAAATTGATAATCGTCATCTAAAAACTGTTTATCCAGAATTTCAAAATGATTTGGAAAAGACCACAATGTGGGCACTACTTAAGCTATGAACTCCTCACAGCGTAGAAAAACTAAACGTGAACATCCCTATCGTGTTTCATTATTTATTAACAGCCACGAAATGTATTATGCTTTTGATGCTAGAGTAGTTGCTGCAAAAAAGTGGTGTAAGAAGAAATGCACAGGTAGTTATGTTGTTGATGCCACAAACATGTTTAATACAGTGTTTACATTTGCTAATGAAAAAGATGCAATAATTTTTGGATTGAAAGTTTTATGAAAACAAAAGAACAAATTATCACAGGTATGTGCTATACATACCGGCATGATTATGGGTTGCGTAAAGAAGAAGGTGACAAGTCTTTGTCAAGTGGTTTAACAGAGCAGGAAGCCAAAACGCTTTACAAACAAATGGAACAGATATATAATAACGATATTGAACCGATTCTTGAACATTACAAAGGAAAAGAAAATGCAGCTAAGTGAAGTTAACAACACCTTTCAACATAAAATCACTAGTGGAGGGGAGTATCTTTGGAATTGCTATCCTAGTCCATGGACTATTGATTACACTAGCAAATATGCACATGGAACTGTAATCTTTGATACAGTAACTCAACGAGTGTATGAAGTGAATGTTAGTCCGGCAGCTGATGCCTATGATGCTACTGAACCAAAGCCTTATCGCTATATTGATCCAGCTTATCGTGAAGCATACAACCTTGAAGCAAAAAATCGCAATGTTGATCCTAATGAAGCATGGGATGATGTAAAGTGGGTTGATTTGGAAACTGAAGAAGATTTCCTTAACAAGGCATATAAGATGTTTGATGGTGAATCTTTTGATACCCGTGTTGAAGTGCCCATTGATTTGGATAATGATACTATGCTTAAGTTGTGCCTAGAAGCACACAAGCGTGATATCACATTGAACGAAATGGTTGAGATATTGTTACGTGAAGCAATTGCCGAGTATGATCGTAATCGTACTTAATATATTCAGCTATATCAAACATGACTATTCAACAAACCCTTTTCGTTTTATCGTTGAAGTTACAGCTTGGGCTTTATCTATCTCATGTGCGATTGTTATGGCGCTCACAGTACCAACTCCGCCTCTTCTCATTCTGTATCCTATTTTTATTTGTCAATGCATTATGTTTGGCTGGTCTGCTTATAGTCGTAAATCATTTGGTATGGTAGCTAACTATCTATTGCTAGTTGCTATTGATAGTGTTGGTCTCGTTCGTATGTTAATTAATTAAGGAAATATCATGGGTAAGAAATCTAAAAAAATTGAAACTAAAATTGAACCAAGCAATCTTGAACCCGGTTGGGTTAAGACAGGTGACACCTCTTGGGTTGCTACATTGCAAAAAGATCCAGAATCAGGTGATTTGATTCTTCCATTGCCGGACGAAGTAATGGAATCAAATGGATACAAAATTGGTGATGTGTTGAACTGGAAAGACAACAAAGACGGTTCATATAGTATTACTAAGAAAGTATCCGAAGAGACACAATGGGTATTGGTTGAATGTATAAGTACATTCCGTCAACGTTATATGGTAGAGGTTCCAGTTGGTACTGATGAACAAGGTAAAGATAAAACTCTATGGGCACTAGATACTGTAACAATGGAAGAAGCAAAAGAGTTTAGCCAAGAACATATTGGTGAACAGATTGTTAGTCATCGTGTCGTAACTAAAAAAGAAGCATTAGCATTGTGCGACCAAGATAATGATTATACCAAGTCTTGGGATAAAGAAACAAAAATGAAAACCTTTTTCACTACCTGGGAAGAACAAGAAAATGGAAACACTTGAAGTATTAGCAGCCCCTTATCAACCAACTAAAGATTGGGGTGATAAGGAATGGAATAAGTTTACCAAATGGTTAAATGGTATGCTTAAAATTAATGAAAGTACTACAGTTACCTTTACTAAACAAGATGGAACTGAACGTGTAATGAATTGCACATTGAAACCCGAAATGTTACCTGTAGTTGAAACAAAACCATTAGCAGAAGGTAAGACTCCTCGCAAAGAATCAACCACTAGTATTCGTGTGTTTGATAATGACTTAAAAGAATGGCGTAGCTTTACTACAAAAAACGTCACTAGGGTTGAATTTACTATTTAAATATATGAGTTATACTTACGATACCGAAAGCCTAGAATTCGCAACTCAATATTTTTTAGGTAATACTAAAGCATTTGATGCTGAATCTAATATTTGCAAGAATATGTTCTTAAATAATATGTCTGATAATAATTCTTCAACTATACGTGAACTGGTTACACTACATTATTTAGGTTATCAATCATTTTCAGAAAAACATGGTGCCGATGGAATAGATACTAACACAGGGCGACTAAAAGAAGTAAAGCCTAGATATTTAAAGGAAGGTCAAAAAATGAATACCCATAGTGGAAACTTTAATGACATGACATTTAAATTATTAGAAAAGAAAAAAGACTATGATATGGTTTGTAGTTTGTTTTATCACTCTCATTTGATTTATATTGTAGAATTTCCTATATCAGTTATTTTTGAACATTTAAAAGAACAATTATGTAACCAAATAGAAAAGGGAACTAATCGCAAAGTACTTCATTTTGGTTATAGTAATTATGACTCTGATGAGTTGATAGTCCATTATTATAACAAAAACGTAGCATATACTACGAATTGTCTTTCTAAGCCACACCAAATTATGTTAGAATCTCACCTCAATGGTAAAACTAGTTAATGTTTTAAACAAACGTTTATCAACACGAAATCTGTCTGATACAGATTTTGATGCCGCCGTTCCTAGTTTGGCTGTAGAGTTATCACAAACAAGCTATTATCCTCAGTATACTGATGATGAATTAAATAAAGACTGGAATAATCTTTGTAAATGGACTAGCACCGGTAATGACATTAATTCTACATCACGTATGGGGATGAAACTAAGTGAACACTTTTGTCCTAATTTTTATGATATTGAAAGCAGCACAGGTACTAGTTTTAAAAGTCTTTGGACATCAACCAACTTAGAAAAGATATTACGCTGGAATCGCAAATCACATAGCACACCGTATCTTAGTGAATTGAAACGTGGTATTTATTTTTGTTGTGGATTGACAAAGAACACCATGTATCGTCCGCAGATGATGAAATTAGCTTGTATGAAGTATAAACCTGAAATCGTACTTGATCCATGTGCTGGTTGGGGAGGACGTATGTTAGGTTCAGTAAGTTACGGAGTACGATATATTGCGTTTGAACCCAACACAACTACATATAACAATCTAATGAATATGGCTAGTTTCTTGGGCATACAACATAAAGTTACATTAATTTGTGATGATGCTCGTAATATGAAAAAATACAATTTACCTAATGTAGATTTAGTATTGACAAGCCCTCCCTACTTTGATTTAGAAGTATATACGCATGAACAAACTCAATCCATATCCAACACCCCAACTTATCAAGATTGGGCCGATTCATTCTTGCGTGAGATAATTAAATTGAGTATTGAACATTTAAATGTTAATGGAACCAGCTGTTGGAATGTAGGTAAGGTAAAAAATCGTGATATGAATATTGATGTTTTAAAATATCATAATGAATTTGGATATGACAAGGTTGACGTTTTAAATGTGATAAGTAGCAAAAGGCAAAGCAATCAAACTACGACAATGAATTCCAAAAGTTCTGACACTACAGTAGTTTATAAAAAGTCTATTTGACAATAAATGGAGAACATGCTATACTATGGGTTATGAAAAAGCAAATTCTCTCATTCGTTGTTGAACAACCCAAACACAGGGCTCACCGTGTGTTGTTTCAAAACAACACACCGTTCAAACCCAAAACTGTACAATCTAAAATATTGTACAATCGTAAACCCAAACATTCCAAACAGGAGTTTTGATATGAACCCAGAATTGATCACACTGGAACGCTTGCTACAGTTTCATGATTGGCATTACAACTACAGTGATGACCACGGTGTTTGGCAGCGTGGACAGCGTGAGCATGATGCTATCGGTGAAGAACAGCGGCGTTTGATACACGAGGTCAAGGTCCCATTAGAGGAAGTCATGGCGCTAACAGATAAGTATCGGCCCAAAACTTGACATTAAATGGTCTTGGGTGTACAATAACATTGTTATTCTACTGTAGAATAACACTTTCATTAACTAATAGGAGTAATCATGTCAGATATTTTAATCGCACCCACTAACGTTAGTAACTTTATTGTGAAAAAGCCTAGTGCTAAGAAAACTAAAAAGAAACTTATTAATGCTATTATGAATTTACCATTTGATATTTTTGATCAAGGTCCTTCTCTCCCAACTGCAACTGCTGCTGAACGTCCGATTAATACCCTAGATAAAAAACCAGATGACCATGAGGCAAAAACATTAGAGACATTGGTTAATAATTTTTTAGCTGATCCATTAAGCAATATTGCACAGCGAAATCTTAAGAAAAATAAAAATTCTCTTTCTTATAGTAAACTACCGTACTATGCAGCAATCAAATTGAGGGAGTTGTGGAGCGCACTTGCCGTTCAACGACCAATTAATAATGGTCATATTAAAAAGATTTTAGAAGCCTTTGATGAAAAGAAGGTACAATATGTTAATGTTTTGAAAATCAAACACAAAAACAAATTCTATTATTTTATTATTGATGGACAACACACTGCGGTAACTTACGGCGTACTTTCCAAGTGGGGTTACTATGAGGCTGACGGTGTTACGGCTGATAACTGGCTTGACGTTGAAGTGAAATGTCAAGTTGTTGAATTTCATAATTTTACATTTGCTCGTGAACACTTTTTAGGTATCAATGGTGGTGACAAGTTGAAACTTGCTTACTTTGATAAGTGGAAAAACTACGTGCTTTCTAAGCGGCAAGATAATCCAAATACAGTAACCAAAGAGTTCTATGAAGATGCATATGCTAAACAAAGCATTATGGAAAGCTACGATATCATTCCGGTGCATGAACAAGATGATGAAAACATTGACAAACCAGGAGCGTTTGTTCGTGTTGATTTATTGAAAGAAATGACTGAAGAAGAAATGCATTGGTGGTGCCAAATTCATCAATGGAATTGGGACTATCGCTCAGTTGATTCGTTTGAAGTTCTACCAATGGTAAACTTACGTAACAAGATTAAAGGTACAAAATCATTAACGAATCAATCAATTAAAGAGTTTATTCTTGTGCTAGGTAATATCATTAGGAATACAGTTGGGTCACCTGCAGAGTTTCGTAGACTTTCTGAATCTACATATAAAGAATGGCATAAAACTGCTAACCCTGGTGAAAAGGTTCCTAGTTGTCCAGCAGATGTGTCGTTGGCATTGTTGTTACAAATTTATTATGAACATGGTGGCACATTCAATAATATCTCTAAGACCTTTATGGATGACTATGATGACAATGGCTACACATTATTTCATGCTCTTCCACAAGAAACTCAAAATTTGATAACAAAATGACACAAGGTCTTTATATTGCACATGTGCAAAATAAAGATGATTTTTCAAAGCCGGGGATTACTGAAGATTTGAGTAGCAGAATCTCCGGCTATGAAAAAGGTGGCAATGTTGTCACCATTCATTTTTTATGTATTGCACGTCCCGGACTTGACGGGTTGATCAGGACCTTAGAAGAAGATGGAAAGGTACACTTTAAAAAACACTTTTCTAAATTCAACGGGTTCAATCGTAGTGAATATATCAACATAAAGGACACTGGTATAACTGTTGAAATGCTAGAGATTTACTATCGTAAAAAAATTGCTACTATTCCGGGCATATTGATTGTGAAGAAAGAGTATTTACCTATCACTCGTCAAACACCAAACTTAAGAGAATTTATGAAGAATGCATTAAGATACCCAGAAAGATACCTTGAGTTTTGACTTCTATTAAATAATAGTATATAATACAAACATGACACATCGTTACGCCCTCATAGACACTGCCAACACATTTTTTCGGGCCCGTCACATTGCATCACGCAGTAGTACAGTGGAAGAAAAAGTAGCGATGGCACTACATCTTACATTAGCAAGTACTAATCAAATTGTAAAACGTTTTGGAATTGATCATGTGGCATTTTGCTTGGAGGGGAAATCGTGGAGGAAGTCCTACTACGCTCCGTACAAAAAGAATCGTGTAGTAGATACCTTGTCTCAAACAGTAGCTGAGGTTGAAGAAAATAAATTATTTTGGGAAACATATGATACCTTCATCCAATTTCTCAAAGGGAAAACAAACGTAAGTGTCCTACATGATCCTAAGGCTGAGGCTGATGATTTAATTGCACGTTTCATTCACTTGCACCCAGAAGATGAACATTTTATCATTTCAACGGATACAGATTACCTACAATTAATTACTCACAAAGTGAAACAATATTCGGGTGTCACTGGAGAACTAATCACATTGGAAGGTTACTTTGATGACAAAGATCGTCTAGTAAAAGATAAAGAAAAGAATCCTAAACTATTAGAGGATCCACAATTTTTGCTATTTAAAAAATGTATGCGCGGTGACGCAACAGACAATGTATTCAGTGCTTTTCCCGGTGTGCGTGAAAAAGGTTCAAGTAAGAAAGCTGGATTGATTGAAGCATATGCTGACCGAACAAAACGTGGATTTGATTGGAACAACATGATGTTGCAGCGATGGACCGATCACGATGGTAATGAGGTACGTGTACGTGATGCGTATGAAAGGAATCGGGTACTCATAGACTTGACAGCACAGCCCGATGATGTTAAACTGTCAGTAGATACAAATATTCGTGAAGGTGTTCGCAGAACTACTATTCCTCAAGTTGGGATTCACTTTATGAAATTTTGCGGTAAATACGATTTGGATAGAATTAGTAAAAATGCAGAGACATATGCAAAATGGCTCAACAGTCCTTATGTAGGTGTATTGAAATAATGGCTAAGTTTCGTTGGAAAACAATACGATCTGGTGAATCAGACTTCATGCTAACCGACAAAAGAGGTGTCATGGTCATACCTCGGGCTAGTTTTGAACTTAGTCCTATGTGTCCCGAAAACTATAAGCAAGTTATAAATGAATGCATTCGCAACGGATGGTTGAAATCAGTTGCACATATGAAGGAATCTGAATGGATATGGGAAAAATTAGGAGAATAAATGGCACAACATAGCAAATACTGGAGTTGCAGTCCTTTTGCAGATTGGATCCGCGGCACTAAAAAACTCAGTGCGGGTACAAGTGAAGAATGGGATGACTGGACAACTCGGGCTCAAATGAAACATAATTTTCGCTACTGGTTAGCTGAGGAAGCACTTGGTAATATCCAAGATTTTGTAACATGGCCTATAAGGACTCTTTATGATATCAAATACTACATTAACAACCGTTGGGTTACTCGTACTAATAGTCTTACCGCTCATCCCCGGGATATTAAGCCGGGTCAATGGCAGGACGTGGGGAACCGCTTTTTGCCTTGTTTATTCAATGAGTTGGTGGATTTTGTTGAGATAGAAACTGCATGGAGCCACATTGCTTGGGGCAGTAAAGAAGATCGTGCTAAATATAATCCTCCATTCTATGCTACAGGTTGGTTTCGTTGGAGAACATGGCGTTGCTCTCAAGCAGGATTAGATCACCTTGATTGGGCAATGACACTTACTAATTTAGAATGGTTAGACGAAGATAAAAAAGGTGAGGCAGTGCCAACCAGTCAGGCATTAGCAGCAAAAGAAATCAAAGAACTTTATATATGGTGGACTACAGTGTATCAGAATCGTCCAGATCCACATGATGCAAGTGGTTGGAGTGCTCATTGTGAAGCTATGGATTTGAAATATCCCGGCAGTTTCTTTTCTAGTTTAAACCGTAAAGATCCAGAAGATAAAAAAGCCAGTGATAAAGCGCATAAACTTCTGGATAAGATTGAAAAAGCCTACGAAAAAGAAGATACTGAAATGCTGATTCGTTTAATTAAAGCCAGAAATAGTTTGTGGACTTGATATGAAAAAGATTTATTATGAAAAAATAGGACGTAGGTACGTTCCTATTAGTGAATACGATAATGAATACTTAGACAGTTTCTCACAAGGTACTCATTTGGTTATGTGTTTTCCCGGTGGCCAAAGTCGTAGATACAATATTGACCCTAACTATGCCGCTATGATTGCTGCAGGAAGAGTAGCCGCAGATGAAATTACTCGTGCTATACACATGGCTAGTGAACTTAAACCGCAATCAACTCCTATCACTGAAGGTCAGCGTAAGGCTTGGAATAAATTAGCCAAAGAGTTTGGTACTGAACGATTTGCTTTGCAGCATGGTAGTGCTAGAGATTTAGCAGAAGCCGGGGTGAATGCTATGATGATAGAAGCAGATAAATTAATGACTAACCCTGCGGTGAGAAAAGCCTACGACCATTTCTTATTAGTTGCCGAATTAACAAAAGAATGATCATGCGTAAGTATATCACTAACAAATTCAATAGTATATTTCTTCCCTATGAAGAAGGTATGATTGAATGGCTGAACGAGAATTATCCACATAGCAAATATGTTGTGGTAGAGGTTATATGACTGAACGACAACTAATTGGGTATATTGAGCGTGAAGAAGGGTTTTATCACTTGCATGAACCACCAAAAGGTAGTATAGTTACACAAGCATTTATACTTTGTAAGTATTGTAATGGTGCTATCTATCATTGTATGGGGCCACGATATGATGCAGTATGCTTAACTTGTTATGAGAAAGATCCGGACCTCAGATGAACGAACGAATTAACCAACTTGCTAGAGAGGCTGGCCTAATTGCGCCCTACGGAAGTGATCGTGAAGGGTTGCGGGATTTTGATTATAGAATGTTCGCCAAGTTGATTATAACAGAATGCATTGACTGGTGTAATGCTCATGCACGGGACGATGGTACTGCACAACGAATCGCAGAAGATATTAAAAAAGATTTCGGAGTTGAAGAATGAGAAAAGATTGGGACACACAAGAACAATCGGATTTGTTTGACGAGTTTCTCGCCGACACATCGGATTCAAGGTCACATAGCGTAATGACAGGTGCTTATGGTTACGCTGAACTAGAATGGGAAGCATTTCAGTATGGATGGAATGCTGCAAAGGTATGTTTTGGAGTTAAAGAATGAACGAACGAATTAAAGAACTTATCGCACAGGCTAAGTTCATAGCAGAGGAAACTATCAATCGTCAGATTTCTTCTAACTTAGAACTGAACACTTTTGCTGAAAAGTTCGCCCAGTTGATTATTCGGGAATGTGCTGAAGTTTGTTACGATCATAGCAATGCCGCTGGTGGGATTGATACTGATTTTGGATACGGGTATAAAGATTGCGGCAATGACATTAAACGAAATTTTGGAGTTGAACTATGAGCAAGCGCATTGGACCCATCACCCTAGACGGTGAAACAGCAGATCGTATTACCCTGCTGAACTTGAAAGAATACAAAAGCTATCTTACCAAAGAGTTATCCGCTTGGCGTAAGAACCCTCGATTAGAAGATAACCCAGAGGGTATATGGATGCACCCAGAAGATGTCACGGGCAATATACAGGCCATTTCAGCCCTTGACCTAATCATCAAGCACTTTGGAGTTGAAGAATGAACGAACGAATTCGTGAACTTGTTGAGAAGTCTTATATCTATGATAAACAGAATGATTCATCGTTCTTTAATAAGGAAAAGTTCGCCCAGTTGATTATTCGGGAATGTGCCGAGATTGCTTACAACAAACAATATAAACATAGTTCGGCTCATACAAGAGGTGATTGTGCTAAGGCGATTAAACAACATTTCGGAGTTGAACTATGAACGAGGGTGAACAAGCGGGACGCCGGGCTCAGGTAATGCTCTACATGGTATTGTTTGCTGTATGGTTCAATGTTGCTTGCATTGTGGCCTGGATTTACAGGGAGTGGTTTTTATGAACGAACGAATTAAACTACTTGCTGAACAGGCTAAAAAACATGCTCTTGATGCCATGATTAAAATCACAGATAAAGAACAAGCATTAAAAGTGTATTCAGAATCTTATGATACAAAGTTCGCCGAGTTGATTGTTCAGCAATGTATGAATCAAGTAAGAGAACAATATCTACCTGTGCTAGAAGATGAGATTATGATGAAGGACACATATTGGGATGGTTATGTTCTGTGTGGTGTTGATAGTTATGTGGCCATTAAAGAACATTTCGGAGTCACCGAATGACTAAATTTGAATATTCAAAAAGCGGATTGTGGTTTACCAAAAGTCACAAAGGCGAGCAAGTAAATCATTTATTCAGGCTTGGCACTACTACAATTGATGGTATGAAAATTTATGAAATTATTGTTGGTAAGTTTAGATTGGCTTGGAGTTGAAGAATGATCAATCTTGATTTTACCATTAGCAATCCGTTCAGCGACCGCTTTAGAATATTAGCATCAAAATGTAAGATGCTCACCAAGCATAAAGCAGTTGAAGCCAATATTTACTGTACAGCAAATATTATTAAATTATCATTGGTATATTCAACTAGACAAGATCATGCCGGGCTGCAAATAGAAGTTGGACTATTTGGCTACGATTTTGAATTACACTTTTACGACACCCGTCACTGGGACTATAAAACACACCAATGGGAATAGTATGGTAAATCTATCTGATTATTTTGCCAAGAATAGACACGTTGCTAAATATGAATTTGGTCAACGTGTATTTGGATACTGGAATAGTATTCCATTCGTAGGTACGATTGGCAACGATACAGTAATCAATGACACAATTGGACCACAGTTTAGTATTCATTTGGATTTACCAATTCGCTATGAAAAGGTAACATTTAATGTTATAGTAGATAAACAAAGTAATTTCAAAAAGATTACAAAATTAATAGAAATGGAAGAAGATGTCAAAACCACTAATCGCAAAACCCGTCGTTAAAAATCAATTTTGGATTGTTACTGACGGTACATCAAAAGTAGGCAATGTTATTGCTGATGGGTCTGGATTTGAGGTAAAACTTAACGGAAGTAAAACTCATTTCAAAAATACTAATTCTATTCAGAAGCAAACCAATATAGAATTTCAAACAATCAAAATAGATAAGAACAAAAAAGAAATACTTTTTAACGAATATCCTACTACAAAGAAGGTGTTTAACTCTATACTTGATATCAAGCGCAAGATACATGTTTTTACAAAAACACAAAAAAGCAAGTGTTTTCATGCTGCCGGATGGTATGTTTTGTCTCAGGGACAAGACCCAACTGTCATTTTTTGCCCTAAATACATCTTTATCCAGCGTTATGAATATTCAGGTCCTTATAAAACTGAAGATGAGGCAAAAAAGCAGATAAATATCTAATGCATATCAAACGATTTATTGATAGAGTATCTAATATTGAAAGCAGACAAGGCAAAGATGTGGTTATTCCATTATCTGATGCCCGTGGCTTGCGTGATGAATTAGCTAAATTATTAATAGATCATTATGAGGTTACTGAAGGAAAGAAAGACACTTCCGAAGTTATTCAAGTTGAACTAGTCGGAGGTAAATTTTAATGAGTAGAACGCAACCAAAAATATTATTGGAACTTGTAGATAAAAACACATACAAGTCTGATCAAATTGTAGAAGCTAGTGGTATCTGGGCTGTATTCTATGATCGCCAACCGATCAACTTAAAGTCACAACACTATCAAGACCCCGATGCTACTCCTAAATATAAGAAAACAAGTTTTAGTAATCCAGGACATGCACGGAATCTTTGTCGCAAGCTAAACATACAATTTCAAACAAATTTATTTACTGTAGTGTTTATGAACAATGGTACTACAGTGTACCCCGATGAATGATAGAAAAAAAGTAAAATACACTATCACTAGGTTAGTTATGGATCAACTACCTAGCAACAACATTCCAATTGAAACAATCATAAGTGATTGGTGGTTCACTAAATCAGGTGACAGCCTGCGCCTCACCCCACAGGGTGATATAATGTTTAGACAAGCAGAAATTGAATATTTTGACTTAGCAGTTACAATTAGAAGTGGCGCTTGGTATAAGTTTCTAACTGAATGTAATAAGAAAATTAAATGCCCATATTATTTTAGTGTAAATAAAACTATAGAAGTAAAAGAACCCTTCATCAGACTGTATGATAGCAAGATAGCAATGATGCTAGCACTATACGGTGATATAGAAAGTTATTTAGAATCCGTTAAAGTTCGGGCTAATTAATACCACTCACCTTCATTTCGCATACGTTTAATAAAAGACAAGTAATTACTACATACACCAAAACAACGTAGGTGTACTGTACTAAACATTGCTCTATCTTGTATCTCGGGTAGAAATATAACACTAGAGTTGTTTACAGGAACAGTGCCGGGAGTGATAATTTTACCGTTGCTTGCGGTTACTGGTGTACTTTCAGTAGCTGTGGGGAACCAAAAGTAATTAGGATAAAGTGTGCTTGATTGAGTTACAATCCAAGACTGCATTCCATCATTCATGGCATTTAACCAAAATCGTGGACCTTGAAGATACTGTTCGGTTACTTCGGTAATTGGTTGAGTAACACCTAAAAATAGTACCCCGTCTATTCGCCAAACATTAACCATAGTACTGAAACCAGCATTCATTGATTTGGTTATTTGTTTAGGAGTAGCAGCATCCTCAAAATTAGTTCCATTGAATATGCCCTGATAAGATATATATTGCATTTAGTATTTAGTCTTGTCAACGGAACCTTGGGCTACGGCGTTAAATATATATGCAAGACAAAATCAATATGTTAAGCATAAATTTCATTAACTTTAAAGGAAACTACAAATGAAAAAAATCGCTACTCTTATCGCTACTTTATTGGCAACCGCCGCTTTTGCTGCTGAGCCGGCTAAGGCTGCTGCACCTGCTGCTGCTGCTGCACCTGCTAAAGCTGCTGCCCCAGCCAAAGAAGAAATTAAATTGGCTAAGAAAAAGGAAGACAAAGCAGCGGATGCCACTAAAAGTGCTAAACCTGTCAAGGACAAAAAAGCTACAGATAAAGCTGCTACAGAAGCCAAGCCAGCAACTGCTACCAAGTAATACTTTAATAAACGACACTGATGACGATGATGGTCCAGAAATTTTAGACTTTCATTGTGCATATAGTTGTCCTAAAGTAGCACGAAAGGTTATGGATTTTGATGATGATAAACCATTATCAGATTCTGTAACCAGTAAACTGGCTGTTGCACGAGAGCAAGCTATACAAAAATATAGAGAAATCTATATTCAGGTATAAATACAGTTAATGAGTTCTGTTACAAAAACTCAATTTACACATACACAGGAAAACAAATGTTAAATCAATTAGCAGGTTATTTTCATAACCTATTCAATAA